GGATCAATATTTTTACGGTTAGCTGATCCTCCTTTTCCGTCCCATACAACTATTACTCTTGTAGGGTCAAATATTCTCGTAACATATCCTAAAGAACGCAAAAAGCCAACTAGGCCGCCTATATGGTGACCAGTTGGACTCATTGCTTTGAGCAGTGAGAAACTACGAATTAACATATTCATAGCATCTATAACCAAGATATGGTCATTTAGCTCTGGGGGTGGGGTCTGCTTTAAGTTATTTAGTATTTTTGAATAGCTCACTAGTCTAGTAGATTTGGTGATATTGGAGTTTCTTCTAAATCGCCTTCTTCAATAAGATCAAAGTCTATAGAACCTACTAGTTTTAACCAGTGTTCTTTATGTGCGTCTTTGTACTTATCGATTGCTCGTTTATCATCTGGGATAAACCCATGAGGTGTCATTACTACTCTTCCTCTTGATTGTACTCCTCCAATATGATTCTTTTCTACTTGGACATTTGTTCTCTTTGCAAATTCTACTTGCATGCCATTCTTTATAGCTTTAATTTTAGAAGTACCGGGGTTAGTAATATTACCAAAGGTAACTACTAACGTAGCATCGTACCACATAGACATTCCACCTTTATTCTGTAGCTTAGGTTGACCCATCGGCGACTCAGGTTTCATTGTCCATACTTTATTAATAGCAACTAGAGTATTAGTATAAGGAGAGTTTTCTTTCCTAGATAGTAATATCTTTTGATTAAGGTTATTTCCAAATTGTGTAGACATTGCACCAGCATTCCATTCATTATTGTTCTTATTAGAACGTACTGAAAGGTCACAAGGTACTGATCCTATACTATCCCAGAAGAAACATAAATCATAAGGTAGATTACCTTTAGCTTGCTCATCCATTAAATCAGCTATATAAACAGCTACATCTTCAATAGTATTTAATAGTCCTCTGTCTGCATATAAGAAATGACCTTCATAATCTGTAACGTTACCGTTAGCATCTTTTACTTCGTCAAACTGTAATCCCATTTCTTTAGCATGTTCCCAAGACCATTTCATCTCAGTTACTATAAAGACTGGGAGAATGCCCAGTTTTTGAGCATTCACCGCAGCTTCTATTAGGGCAGTGGTTTTGCCCGTATCACTATGTCCTCTCAGAAGAGTGATATGTCCGGTGGGAATACCGGGGAGGGAAGTAATGTCCTGAAAAGCTTTAGATAAAGGTATCCATCCTTGTTCTTTAAACTTAACAGACGCATTAGAAAATCCTTTCTTACTCTTAAAATTGCTTAAATTAAACGACTTTCGAACATTCGCAGTCGCTCTTGCCTGTACTTCTTTCTTTTTTGCCATGTTTACTCGTTAAATAGGTCATCAAATTTACTAACTGTGTCTTTGTTGCCAGCGGTAGCTGTTTCTAAAGTAAAGTTAGCCTTTTGAGGACTAGAGCTTTCTGGCTGTTTTGTAGGAGCAGATTTTTCTTCTTCTGCTGATCCAGGGTTAAGGTGATTCTGTAACTGTTTTTTGATATAGTCATAGTCATATTGAGTATGTACATCAGTCGGGTCTGGTTGAGTCTTAATCCATGTATCTACTAGATCATTATCGTCTGATAAAGCAGTTTGTTTAGGTTTAATTCTAACCGTAGTTTCAGGGTAAGGATTACCTTGTTGTTGTTCTACAACTAAATCCCATCCGTTTATAACATCTGTAATATCACCTATGTCTTCATCAGCAATAAGAGCTAATAAAGCTTTATAGATAGTAATTCCAAATCCCCATAATCTAACACCTTTCTCTTCTTGTCCTCTTACCACTACTGGTGCAAAGATTCTAGTTTTAGGTGAGATTTTACCGGCTAAAGACCAATTGTCTCTATCAGAAGTTTTTCTTAGTTCTTTTACGAACTCTTCAATAGGGTCTTGTTTACCGAAATTCGATAAAGCAACCATAGGGTATTTTCCAATACCGTAGTGAAACTTTAGTTCTTTGAAAGGCATTGTAGGGTCATAAGCCGAAGGTACTAACCTTACAGTTTGTTTTCCTAACTCTGGTTTCCAAAAAATTGTTGAATAGTCAGTCTTTTCTCTTTGCTGACCGTTGTTGTTCAAGGCATCTAGCTTAGCCTTAATAGCATTTAAATCCATATAACTAATTTTAATTAATAACTTTATATTAATATAAGAAAAATAAAATTAACGAGCAACTATAGTTCGATAATTTTAAATAACTTTGTATTAATTCTTTTTAAATCTGGTCCTTTAGTTAGTAACACGCAGTTTCTAAAATCTGACCAATTAATTCTGTAAGAAGTATCTAGTACTCCTTCGTTCAACTCTTTAATAAGTGTATTAAGAGCATTTATAGTATATAGGGTGTTGGATTCTTTTTTTCTATGAACTAAAATAGTGTTCTCTAAAAATGTCCCCACATTCCCAAAATCAACATTATACGTACATATATACTCATTTAAACTTTTAGAGTATAAGACGAATATTTTGTTGTAAATAATTTTGTACCGTTCTTGAATATTTTCTAAAACTGGTTCTAATGTTTCTTCTGTAGCAAATGTACAGAATAATTTATTACTCATATCTTCATTTATTGTTATAGGGTCGATATCGTAATCAAACCTATTGCCTGCAACCATTACCATTTGTTATAAATATTAAATTGTTTCACAAACATAAATCTTTTGAGTATTTAAATTTGACTGGGTATTTTTTCCCAGATTCTAGTATATTTTGTAATTCTGTTAACGTGTCTTTTCCATCTTCTTTGCTAAAATCAAAAAGTAGAGAATCATAAGTGTATAATACTACCTTTGTCTTTTTATTTTGTAGATATCTTAGTACTTCTTTTAAGATAAGTATATTTCTTGAGGTTTCCAACGATTGCATAAGATAATTCATTAACTTTTGAGGATTCATATCCTTGAGCTCTTCTGTAAAAGGTTTATCTGATACTGGGTTGTGTACTTCTCCAAGAGCTTCATACTTGATCCACAAGGAGTTAATAAAGTCTTGAATCTTAACAAAGATATCTACATCTTTATATTCTTCAGGTATTCTTCCGTACAATGCATGAAAGTTTATTTGCTTAGCTTTCGAATATTCATCGTCTCCAATGACTGATTTCTTAAAGTACTTCTTTGCAAGTTGCATATGAGCGGATTCGTCAGTAAGTTCGTAACCTAATTGTTCACAAAGTAACCTAACGTGGTAACCATCAAAATCAAACTCTACAAAAAAGTCATTTTGAGGTTTAAAACTCGATCTATGTTTATCTGTTTTAGGAATAGCTGCGTAGTTAACTGAGTTAAATGCATTAGTAGGTCGAGAAGTAATGTTATATAGGTTATAGTAACTATACGTTATATCGTCTACTATATTATAATTGGAATCACGAGGAGTAAACATCTCTTCGAATTGTTCTTTATGTATTCCTATACCAGATTGCTCTAAGAGAAAGAATACATTGGTAGCAGTCTTGTTATAAAAGTCAAAACCACTTGGTATGTTATATTCAATTACATCTTTTACTTTATAGTATATCTCTTCACTTGCTTGATAGAGTTTAGATATAGGTATAAGTTTATTAGTAATAATACTATCTTTAAATTTATTATAGAAAGTATTTATATACGAAAAATCTCTAGAATACTCTAATTTATCAAACTTAACCATTGAATAAAGTAGTGATAAGTCTATAGCTCCTTGTAGATTAAAGTGATATAGCAAGTATTTCTTATCTAATGTATAAAGTGTAGTGAAAGCTTTAAGTAATTCGTAGACACGCTCTTTATCTACGTTAAGGCCTTCGTCATGATCGATAGGAATTATAAATCCATGCTTAGAATTAACCGGTCTTAAGTAAACCGCTACAGTGGAAGTAAGTTTTGGATGGTAGTAAGTATTGGTAGGGATGATATCAACATATCCTCCTAATCTACCTAGTGCTTGTAATCTATCTAACTGAGTGTCAGTTTCAATAATATAAAACATACTTATAACCTTTACTTAAAGATAAGATATATTTCTTAGACTACAAACTCTCCATAGTTTTTTATCATTTGAGGTAATTCTTTTATTTTCTCAGATGCTTTTTCTACGGTTTCTTTATTTATTGCTTTAGCTCCAAATTGAATATACGAACTTTTAACTGAGTTTTCAACAGGTCCTTTAATTACCCAGTCTATAACAGCGGTATCTGTATAGTTAGTTTTTTGAAACTTCAAGTATCTTCTTACGTTTACTTCTATTATAGCTTTATTTCTTTTATCTTGTACATAATACCTTTTAAACTTACCTCTGGCTATATCTTTATCAGTAGGTCTAATATAATCATTTGAAAAACGCAAAGTAGTAATTAAATTTGGTTCATCATCAGAGTATAAATCAACTTTTGTAAGCGGTACTGAATCACTATTTAGATTATTTCCTGAAAAGTAATCACCATTGTATGTTTCTATATAACTACCTTTATACTTTTCTCCATTAGGAAGTATAAGGTCTCCAGATGATTTTAAAACTCTATATTTTGATCTAGGTAGATACATACTATGCTCTTTCGCCTCTTGGAATTACCGAAATGTTATTTTTCTTA